ATTGTCCGAATACAATCGGATCTACGGTTCTGGGATTGTCCTGGCTGGAGCCAATGACGCCGCCTTCAAGGCATAGGTTTCATTGACCGACCCAGTCGGCTTCAACCGGGTTCGACCGGCGCATTGAAAATAAATGTTTACAATAATTGGTATCCGTGATATAATATTCTTATAGATTAATTAAACGGAGAGAATTATGTATAATTTATTGAATGAAATTGACCAAAAGTTAGCAATTGAATTTAGTGGTAGTGATTATTTTAGAGCTGAACCAGAAGCATTTGGTTTAGATGCTAGATCTTTCGGTGAAGCTATTACCGATGGATATGATTATCTTATTATTAAAAAATCAGACGACCGCGGTCTTAGATATTATGGTGGTTTTGAATATGTAAATGAATCAGATCGCCAAGAATATGGCAACTATGTTATTTACTCAAGTGCTGCTACTCGTGTTTATGATGCACTTGAAGCTTATCGTGAAATTGTTGCAGAAGGCATGGAAGCAGCTTAAGCTATTTACAATAATTGAAAATTGTGATATAATTACATTATGATAATTTACCCATACATACCAAAACGCAAACCTCGTAAACCAAATGCCAAACAGCGCGCACAAAAAGCTTCATGGCAAGCTTTATTAGAAAAATATGACATTAAACCTGGCCGCAAAATCACCAAGTCCAAGTTACCTTCAGATCCAACTGTGATTCGTCGCAAGACCCCTAACTATCCATCGTTAAATAGTAACATTGGTACTACTGGCAAAAAAGAAGTACAACAATATACTGGTGATGCTATGATTGGTATTGGTCAGTTACACAAATCAAATGCGGTACCTATTTTCCAAGCGGAAGATGCCATTAATATTTCAAAAATGAGGAGAGGCTAATGCCTGAAAAAGACCGAAGAACAGATAATTGGGGTGGACACAAACCAACTAAATGGAACTATAATGATCCTAACATGCATTTTCCGCGTAGTACTAAGGAGATTGGATGGGGAGATTATGAACCAAGTTTCAGAGGACATAAAGAAAAATCGGGCGATCATATTAATTCGTGGATTGTAGGTTTCTTTGTCTTACTATTCTTATTGCTACATAATATTGGAGTATTTTAATGGTTATTAAACTAGACATCAATGAGATACCTGATGAAGTGTATAATAAGCTTTTGATGGAATTTGTAAAAAAAGCTATTATTGAAGGTGTTGATGTACCACAAGGAGCAAAGGTTGAAGAGTGGAACTTAACAGCTGAACTAATTATCCCAACGGTGCACTAATGAAAATTTACTTTAATAAACCAAAAGATAATTGGATAAGTCCATATACGATCATCGAAAAGGCCATGTTTTGGCGTAAGATAGATTATGATGAGCCTATCGTAGAATTTTGGAATGGTATCTTATCGCCATTCTGCTCGGTGTTATTTGATATCCGTCAGTTCTTCAATAGAGATATTCGATACGTTAAGATCGATACGTGGGATGCTTGGTCACTTGAACATACACTATCACCTATTATCTTACCTATACTTAAAGAACTTAAACGAATTAAGCATGGTGCACCATTTATTGAGGATGCTGATGTACCACCAAAGTTAAGAGCTAATCGTGATGCCAGATATAAAGGCCGATATTTAGCTCCAGATTTACATAAAATTAACGATAATGTTGATAAGAAGTTCTTCAAACGTTTTGATTATATCCTTGATGAGATGATCTGGACTTTTGAACAGTTATCTATGGACGACCACGAAGGTCAGTTCTACGATCACAGCAAATCTAAAAAGATTAAAGATATTAATAAGTCAGTCAGAGCTATTAAAATAGATCGAGTTGGCTTAAGAAAACATAATGAACGTATTGATAATGGTCTAAGACTATTTGGAAAATACTATAGGACATTATGGGATTAATATGAAACTGTTTTTAGATTGTGAATTTACTAAATTTAATGCAGATTTAATCTCAATGGCTTTGGTATCAGAAAATGACGATGAGTTCTACGAAGTCGTTCCATTCAGACATTTAATGTGTGACCCATGGGTTATAGATAATGTAGTACCAATCTTGAATAAAGAAGAGATCAGTTACAAGAGATTTCAAACAAAGCTTCGTCAATACCTTAATAAGTTTGATGAAGTTGAAGTCATAGCTGATTGGCCTGAAGACTTCTATCATTTCAATCGTTCTCTTTTATCTGGTCCAGGAGAAGTAATTGGTGTTAACACCAAGATTAGAATGACATGGGAAAGGCGCTTAGAATATACATCAGCAATCCCTCATAATGCATTAGAAGATGCTAAAGCTATTAAAGCAAGTTATCTTAAAAAATATACAATATGAATGAAGAACAAATTTGGCAAGAGTTAGTCCAATTTTTTGGAAACAATTTAGCTCATCCAGATGTAGAACCACGAAGATTTGAAGCACAACTTAAGATTTTCAAACATGTAAAAAAGATAAATAATAATGGACAAAATCCAACTCAATAAACTCCCAAAAGGAAAAGCAATGGAATTCAAACAAAAAGACGATGTGGTTATCGTCGACGAAAAAGTAACCACTGTATTTGAAGCAAAGCAAATAGTGCCTGAACTAACCCCTGAACAAGTAAAAGCTATGAACCGAAGACGCATGGAAGCATATTCCGACTGCGCCTAATATATTACATTGACCGCCGGTAGACCCTTGCCGTGATCGACCGGTGCATTTTATAAGTTATTGATTATGCAACAAAATTATTTTCAACAAAATTCAATAAAAATGTTTACAATAATTGATCTCCATGATATAATATTCTTATAGATTAAATTAATGAGGAGAGACATTATGAAAACATCAACAGCATTTAACGTAATTCAAAAAGAAGCCGACTTTTTAGGCCTTCCGTTCTTAGAAACCTGCGAATCGATTAAAAAATACCGTAGAATGGTCTACAGCCCAAAAGTTGTAGAAGCATTCGACATTGTTTTTGCGGTTGGCCAAAAATTCTTTGAAAAGGCTGAATAATGAGAACATCTACCAGTTACATTACAACACTTGACCCTTTATCAGCGGTCGACATGGAAAAACTTACGATTATTCGTAATGCAGTTAAAATTGCAAACAAAGGTCGTGAACGAAAAAAATATGTGAAGCTTCATGGTCGTGGTCCAAGAATTTTACCAGCTTTTGCTGCAGGTAAAAGTATCACAGCCTTTCAACGTGAACTTCCGTTAGAATATGCTCAACGATTAGATGTCTACATTTATACGAGGTAATTATGAGTAAAAAATTAATTAAAGCTTTTGCTGAAGATAATGCAGACTGGATTGCTGATCATCTATCAGACGAAGTAAATGATAAATTAAGTGATATGTTTAATGATGACAACTCTATCCCAGATTATGATGATCAAGTTGAAGCATCAAGATTATTAATGAAAGAAGTTATTAAGTTACTAGAAGAAAAATGGAAATAATTGACTTATTGGATGACTTGGCCGCAAATCCAAGTCGAAACTATAAAACTGATAAACTCAAAGAATATGAAGACAATAAAGTCTTGCGTGAGGTAGTCAGGCTAGCGTTAGATCCATTCACGCAGTTTTATATTAGAAAGATTCCAAAGTATGAGGCAAAAGGAGATGGGTGTCTCATGCAAGCAATGGATAAACTATTTGAGCTTAGCAATAGGCTCGTAACAGGTAATGCGGGCGTCGAGCACCTAACTCAGGTTCTTACTTCACTCTCTCCGAAAAATGCTATGGTCATCGAAAGAATCATAGCAAAGGATCTGAAGTGCGGTGTCTCGACTGCAACCGCTAATGACGTTTGGATGGGACTTATTAAAGAGTACCCATGTATGTTAGCATCTGGCTATGATAATAAACTTATAGATAAAATCCAGTGGCCAGCTATGGTGCAATTAAAGATGGATGGTATGAGATTTAATGCTGTTGTTCGTGATAATGTAGTTGAATTCAGAACTCGTAATGGTAAAGAGATCCATTTACATGGTAATCTAGAACAAGAGTTTATTCAACTTGCAAATGGAATTGATTGCGTGTTTGATGGTGAACTAGTAGTATCTTATTTTGATGGTATTATGGATCGTCAAACAGGTAATGGTATCCTAAATAAAGCCATCAAAGGTACCATCTCTGATACAGAAGCGTCTCTGGTTAGAGCCTGTATCTGGGACTATATTCCATATATGTATTTTGTAGATGGATACTGTCCTACACCATATAAAGATCGATTTGCTAAGTTTAAATGGGGTATTGATTTTCCAAAAAAGATTCAGTTAGTCCAAAGCATCATTGTAGAGACTCTTGAAGAAGCTAGAACTAAATTTGAAGAATATTATAATGCAGGACAAGAAGGCATTATATTAAAAGACATGAACTCTCCATGGGAAGACAAGAGAGCAAAACACCAAATAAAATTCAAGGGTGAACTTGAATGCGATCTTAAGGTCGTTGGTTATGAACAAGGTACAGGCAAATATGTAGGAAAATTAGGTGCCCTCGTCTGTGAATCAGAAGACGGCGTTATTAAAGTTAAAGTTGGGAGTGGATTTAACGATGAAGATCGCGAGAAGATTAAAGAGCAAGATGTCGTTGGTAAGGTGGTGGCTGTCAAGTACAACGCTCGTATTAGGAGCAAACACGAAGATGAGAGTTTATTCCTCCCAATCTTTGTGGAGATCCGTGAAGACAAAACTGAAGCAGATAAAGCTAGGAGTATAAAATGACACAAACATTTAATCAAATAGTAGTAAATGAATTACAAATTGATCTTGATAAGATCTATGAGCACCGTAAAGCTATAGCAGCAGGTATTGAAGATTATGCTAGTCCAGTGTTAGATGATGCAGAATTAACTAATGCTTTTGAAAAAGTAATTATGTATTATATTTCAAAAACTGATGATTCATGGTGCGAAATGGATTTTTCATATGTTAAAGCATTTGAAAAAAATTATTATCATGATTTATACAAAATTACATATGATAGCACTAACCCATATCTAAACGAACCGAATATTTTAATCAGTGGTGTAGATCACGACGTCGATATTTCAGACGTTATATTAGGTGCTGTTGGTTCTGAAGATACTGATGAGCATACTCAAGAATATTACAATACTGAAAGAAACAAATGAGTAGACCATCAATCGAACAAATTGTCATTGACGAATTAAAAGATCAAAAAGAACAAATACTAAGTTATCGTATTTCAGTTCTTAATGGTATAGAATCATTTGAAGATCCAGTTTTAAATGATGAAGAGATTATTCCAGCTATAGATAAACTTATAACTCATTATGAAAGTATGTTACTATGAGTAAAGTAAAAGAGATGTACACTTTTGAACAGGAAGTAGCTCGTGATGCCGAGATACGTCTTCTTGAGCGGATTGATGAATCTATCAAAGCTCGCCAGAAAAGGTCTCTATGGAGGATCTGGGCAAAAGCCCTCGGTGAGAAAGCTTCAGACTGTGATAGGGAATCTGATCGAGTAGCTATTATGCGTACCGTGATCGCTGGCGTAAATCTGGCTACATGTTTATTCATTGTGGCTAGTATTATAAGACATTGGTAGTATAAATATAAGACACACCCTAAAAAGGAGGCGATATGAAACACTGCCTACTTCTGTCATGTTTATTGTTGATCTCATATAATACTTATGCTGACGAATATTTAGTCTATCAATACAATGAGAATGTTCGAATAGTTTTATCAAACTCCGAATGTCCTAAGCAATATGGTGGCAAAAGAGCTGCCGCGCAAAGAGTTGATAAGCATTATCTTAAAGGTTGTTGGACAAATGATACAACCATTAAAGGCAATATCAAAATCCAATGGATTGAAGGCGATTCATCCACCTTTCCTGCCAGCAATTTTTATCCAGTTTCAGAAGTTCCTGAGGGTGAAGTAAAACCTAAAAAATAGTTTACAATAATTGTGAAGTGTGATATAATTATAATATGAATAGATTCTATACAAACGTTACCAAGTACGGTAGCAAACTCTTTATTCGCTATTGCAATAATGGCCAGTCGTATAAAAACAAAATCGAGTATGAACCTACTTTATTTGTAGGCTCTTCTCGTTCTACCGAGCCATCGCCATGGAAAACTCTTGATGGTCGTCAAGTATATCCATACAAACTAGAATCTGTTAAAGCCGCAAGCGAGTATGTCGAAAGATATAAAGACGTCGAAGGATTTGAATTCTTTGGCAATAACCAATTTCAATATCAATACATCACTGACACCTATCATGGTGAAATCAAGTGGGACAAAGAACAAATCAAGCTATTCTCTATCGACATCGAGACTGAGACTGAACATGGCTTTCCAAATATCGAGGAAGCTAATGAAAAGATCCTCCTCATTACGATTAAAGATAATCATCATAAACAACTAGTAACATTCGGTACAAAACCATTTACATCTGAACGTAAAGATCATAGATATATCCAAAGTCAAGATGAATCTCTAATGCTTAGAGCATTTGTCCACTTTTGGCAAGATAACTGTCCTGACGTAATTACTGGTTGGAACATTAATGGTTTTGATATTCCATAT